ATTTTTTGAAGCGGATTAGATACTTACCAGTACCATCACCACCTGTCAAAACAACAACACCAGTATTGTCTGCTGGAACCTGTACAGGAGCCTCTTCAGTTGCACCGATAACATCAACACCACCAATCTCAATAGCAGTGATAGTACCACCAGCAAGTGATACATCAGCCTCTGTCACATAAGCAGAACCATCTGTTACAGGGAAACCAAAAGCTAAACCATCACCGTCTAGCTCTTGCATAAACTCATTTTCAACACCTTCGGTACGTACAATACCTTCAGTGCCACCAGTTTCACGTGGCCCATAGTGGTTATTAACACCAAGGCCAGAATTTGATTCAAACGCCATAAATTACTCCTTAGTATTTAGTACCGTCAGTAATAAGAACACCCAACGTATCAACACGTTGAACACCGAAACCGTAGCGAGAGCGAGCAACATACTCATCACGAGCACGGTCTTTATTACGTTCACCCTCAACACGGATTTGACGGCGCATTGCGTGCATACCCGGTTTAGTTTGGTCATCAAGAACGTTCATAAAGATGTTTGCCACACCATCAGTTGTAATAGTGGTAGTACCATCACCAAAACTACCTACAGGTAGACGGTTAGATACAATAATATTCCAACCGAATAGGTTAGTAATATATTTCATACCACGAGCCATACCACCTTCAATGATTTTGGCTGCGAATGGAGTAACATCATTAGTGATAGTTACTAAGCTATTAAGTGTAGCTTCAACTGTTGGGTCACAGATAAACACATTACCATCATCAGGACAGTTAGCTTTCTTGAAGGCTAAACGCATAGCGATTAGGTGGTCAAGAGAGAAAGTGTTTTCATGGCCTGAAGTAGCCACTGCTGAAGCGATACGGTGTGCGAAACCATTTACTTCATTAGGGTCGTCATCTGTTTGTGCAGCATTTAGGGCTGCCAAGAAACGTGTTTCAAACACTTCTTGGAATGCGCGAGTTGATTCAGAAGAACGTTCTGCCATTAGGCGGTCGATATCTGTACCATCTTCACGTAGGTCATCAGTTACATGCCAAGCATCACCAACATATTCAGTGATTGCCATTGTAACTTCACCAGTTTCAATTGGGTTATAGACTAAAGGTGTGTCTTCTGCTGCTTCTTGTAGAGTTACAGAACCTACTGTTTTAATGTGTAGGGTATCACCTTTTTGGAAATCAGAAACATTACGATAGAATGTTTCAGGCAGCAATCCATCGTGCAGATTCATCAAGATAAAGCTTGAATATTGTTCTGCCTCGATAAATGCGCGAGTATTACTTGTTAATTGCATAACTTACCTCTTAGTGCATTAATTATTCTTTAACATCGAATTTCTTGTAAACGTGCTCTTTAATCTTACGCATATACTCTGCTTGGTCTTTGGCACTAGCACCAGCCAATAAGCTTTTTTCTGGTCTTGCTAGTTCCGGTTCCGCAGGTTGTCTTGCTCCAAGATTAACCGAACCGCTTGTTAGTGTAGAAGTGTTTTGTTTAACTTGGAATAAAGTTAGTACCAAGTCTGGGGTAGTTTCAGCAAGCTTACCAATCTCTTCTGGTGTAGTGTTTAACTCTCTAGCTTTTTGTGCAACTGCATCCTTAACATTGTCGCCATAAGCATCAGTTAGTGCACTAACCACTTTATCTGTATTTGCTTTTGCTGTACTAATTCTGTCCCGTTGTTCCAACGTAGTGTTCAATAAGTTCACTATCGCTTCTTCACCAAGAGGTGTCTCAGAGTGGTTCTCTCCTTTGTCGCCTTCTTGCTGTTTTGTAAGCTTATCTACAATATCCTGTACGCCTTCTCTTTTCGCCAACTCTTCGCGTAATTTATTTACTTCAGCTTCCAGTTGAGAGTTATTATTCTTCAATTCTGGAATGTATGTTTGCGAATGTGCCAGTGCTTTCAATGCCTCTTCGACAGTACTGTACTTTTGCCTACCGTCCTCTGCTTTAATTTCTTTTAGTTGGTCGCTGAAAGAATCTACGCTCTGAGGTGTATTTTCACCAAGTGGTGCTTGGCTTTCATTGTTGTTAGTGTTATTATCGTTTTCGTTGCTATTAAATACATTTGTCTGGTCTGACATAGTATGCTCCTCAAAAACCTGCGCTATTTCAGGTGGACTGGGTATACCCAATCAATTAACCTTGGCAGGTATATTAAACTTGTACTCGCAGTGGAATCCTTTTTTATATCATTCTTTTAAAATCGTTTAAATAAACTTAAATTTTACAATTACGGCAGCCACGATTATTACAATCCCAACTGGCACCAATTTTAGAAG